CTATCTTAAGTGCTTGTGTTAATCTATTTGTACGAGGTATTAAAGTTGGCGGTAGTCTATTAGGAGGTAGTCCTAATGATTGTCTATTCTTTGCTTTTTCTGTTTTAAATTGTCTATAAGCTCCTACTTGTTTAATAAATGAATCAGTAACAAGATTCCTCATTTGATAATCTAATATACTTTTATTAGTTAAAAGTCCCATGAGTGATTTTCTACCAGCAGTTCTAGATCTACCTTCTTGACTACTTAATCCTGATTCTTTACTGCTTAAATATTCTCGTAAAACATTTTCCGCTTTACCTCTAATAGAACCTTGGGCTCTTATTAATGATGAATCTATGTCACCAAGAGTACGACTTAAACCAATAGCAGTTCTGTGTAATCCTGTTACATAGTATGCTGAATCATTTACGTACTTAGCACTTCTATTATATGTTTCATGTAATTTTTGTTGATGTGCTGCTTTAGCTTCAGCAGCTCTAGGATCTGCACACACGGCAAAACTCGATAAAGGACAATTGATTAGGTCCATGCTTAAGTTCTCTCAAGAACTTGAAACCTAAAAATTTGAGTAGTTTTAAATGTACTATATTCCGTCGATCTACAATATTCCAAAGTAAAGGTTCTGTTCTACTCTCTACAAACCTTTTGGATTCTCTTGCAAACGTATGTGGGTAATCTTTTATAGCTTCTGTACAAAGCATCCATATAGCTCCTTCTGGATTTACTCCGGCCATACCAGCAGTCTTGCCGTTAGGCATTGTAAAATACACAGCAGAGCCCTCCTGAGCGATGAATTTAGCGTACTCTATAGGATCGCACCCATGACCCTCTTCGACCTCTCTACGGTCTTCTGGACGTAGATTAGAGGCTACCTCTATAGCAGCCTCCAATGTTATCGGGTGAATAATGCATTTAGACACGTTTATAATATCTTTGTGTATAATCCCCTTCCCAGCTCATTGAATGTAATGTAGCAGGTGTAGGGTTAGTGGATTTAAGTGTTATATCTACGTTTGTATTTCTTTCGTATACTGGGATAGTTTTAATTGTTTCTGATAAATATGGAGCATCTCCTAAATCATAAGAGTCTAAAGAAGTAGAGTTATAGATTTCAGTATATGGATCTTTACCTACTTTATTAGTTAGTGTAGTTGCATAAGAACCTACTTTACCAAAGCTTAAATTAATTCTATGTATAATTAAAGAAGCATTTACATCTGTTCTAGAAACAGTACCTTTAGTTGCTGATAAATATAGTGTAGGGAAATCTACTTGATAATCATATAAGAAACCTATATCTACTGTAGAACTAGACCAATCTTTTGATACTTCAATTAAATTACCATTCCTAGTACCTGTACTATATTTTCCATCTGCATCAATAACAACTAGATCATTAGTACTAGATGATACATCAGATAACCATGTAGTAGTAAATGTAGTTGTATCACTACTAATATCATATACACCACCAGTAACATTAGCTAGATAATTATCTAAGTGTACTAAATAATTAACTCCATCTTCATCAATACTTTCATCATCATCAGATTGTACTAGACTTACTTGTTGTAAGAAATTATCATCATCTAATAGATAAAACTGATCATCTACTATGAAATGATATTTAATTGGTTGGTTAAACTTCCATTTAAACCAAGATAGCTGTGGTCTCTGTTCTCCTATATTAAGATACTTAAGTCCATACAGTGTACCGCTATTATTACTGAATAGTATTATCTGATTTTCTCTAGAATTAGATATTATACTTATATCTTTAGGTAATAAACTTGGTACTAATTTACTAGTCTCTACAACAATAGGTTCTCTTTCTCTGTCTACTACAGACATCTCATTGAATCTACTATATTTACCAGAATTATCTATATAACCAATAGTAGTACCTAAAGATATAGGTGGTATATTTTTATTATAATTATAAGTAGATACACTTTTTAATTTAGCTGTATCTGGATTAAGTATAGTATCATCAGAAGTAAGTAAGAATTGTTGGTTAGTACTAAATACTAAAAGACCAACTGTTAATTCTATACCATCAAATAAAGAAGCTGGAAATGTAGAACTACTAGCTATATCAATAGGATCAATAGCACTAGTTGTTAAAGCTGTTTCAGCCCAAAAGTTAGGTTTATCAAATTTCCCTGGTTGAGATGTTATAATATTCTCACCAGATAAAAATACCAATCTATTACGAAAAAATAATACTTTATTTATATACCTATCATCATCTGCATCAACGTAATCAGGATGACCTGATCGTATACTTACGAATGTAGGTATAGGGTTTGTTTTGTCATCTCCTATTACCCTATCAATCCAAGTATTCTTCTTAATTAAAAAGTCTCCATCTGCTTGACATGAAAGTATATGAGGCATGGTAGTTGCATCAAAGCTTTTAATTATACCTGGTGCTGCACACTCCTCCCAGTTACCATTACCATCTAGACCCTTTTCACCTACAAATTTTAAATAATAATCATCTTCTTCTGATACAGAAGAATTTACTATTTTAACAATGTAGTTATCTTTACATTGATTAGGTAGTAAAGATACATTATTAACTTCTGACTGCATAACTCTCATCAAGTCTGGATCAGTTATTTCTACATTAAATGAAGAGTCAGAGTATAGATATATTCCATTACCTATAATTTTATAATTTATAGCTGTTCCTTCTAATTCAGATGTTATTCCTCCTAGTATATTATCTATTGATACAGCTGTAGTAGCATCAAATGGAGTTGGTACAGGACGTACTGCTTTTATATCTGCTTTTATAAGAGTAGATTCAATCTCTTCTACTTGTACAGTATAGGTAGCGTTAGTACTGTCATTTGCTCCAGAGCTTGCTCCACCTTTAGCACTGGTCATAGTAACTTTGACTTTATCTCCTGCGATATAACCTTCACCACCATGTAATAAATCTACGTCTATATTATAACTACAAGCAAAATCAGCAGAAGTCACATCTGAACCACCACTAGTTACCTGACTAGATTGACCTAATGTAGTTATTCTGAATATTAAATTTTCTTTACCATCAGCAGCATTATAAAGGGTACCGCCTCCAGTTTTGACTTCAGAAATAGGATCATCATCATATGAATCTGCAGAAGTAGCACTGAATACTTGTGTACCAATACCTCTACAAGTTCCAGTATCAGTACCTGTTGCTAAATTATTAGCATTAAGTTTAATTCTAGTAGCTCTTTTGACAGTAACAGCTGGAGTATTATTACTATATAAATTCATAGAGTACTGTCTACCATTCTCTGTTCTTAGTATTTCAACATAAGCAAAGTGTGTATGACCTGTATCTCTACCGGGAGTTGTACCTGTAGTAGTAACAGGTATAGTTCTATTATTTATATAAGTAGTATCATTAATACTTAAGGTTTGTAAATCTTCTGTAGTTGTAGCAGTACTAGGAGTTAAGTAAGTAGTTATAGCAGTATGATCAGAATTAAATGAATCATACGCACTATCATCTGTATGATACCAGACATTACATTCATGACCAGCTGGTGTTGTAACTCCACCGATAGTCCTTTCTTTTGTAGTCCATACTCTTATTTTACCATCACTAGCTATCTGTCCTATATAACTGCCTTCAGACTCATCTCTATAATAATGGAACCAAGAACCATTAGATTGTACATTAGTTAGTTTATCAGTTCCTATTCTTTTACTACCAGGTCTTTTATATAAACCAAATGTTACATCAGGTATAGCATTTAATATACTTTTAGTCTGACCTGGGAATTTCAATTGATCAGGTTGTTCTGACATACCTGCAAAGTAACTAGGTATTTGTTGTGAAACTCCAGTCATTATCTTCTAAGATTCCTCCAAGGTTTATAAGTAGATATAGAGCTGTCATCTGGGAATCCAAACATACTATGATTACCTTGATTACATTCATACTCCATGCAAGCTGCCCTTGCAAGAGCCTCTTGTTGAGCTAATATCTTAACTAGGTCAGGGTTAGCTACAAGCTGTGTAGCGGCCATTCTAGACGCTCTGTAGGTTATGTATCGTCTGAATACTACAGGTATGTTTTCAAATTCATATAGATATACAACATCTAAATCTATTGCTTCAGTCCATGTTTGAGTATGATCTAGCTTATCATATAACTTTCCATTCTTATTTATTACATCATATTCTCTAGAAGACCAATCATCAGATACATCTAGTTTAAGTATATTATCTGCTATAGTTATTTCATCATTAACTGGAGTGAATTCTACATGATTTTCTGTGTTGAAGTGCCAGCCTTCACTCTGTACATCAACATTAGAATCTCTTAGTAGATTAAAGATAAATGCTACTTCTGGATTTTCAAAGGTTAAGGAGGAAATGGGAGACTGTCCTATAGCTCCCAGTATTGAATTTACTGCGGAGAGTTTTGTCTCGTTATCAATTGTCGTGGTAGCCATAAGGATTATTGTTTAAGAAGGGAGACCGAAGCCTCCCTATGTGTTTAAGTTACGTCGCAGCTTATACCAGCATAAGCAATTCTGAGGTTTTGAGTTTCAGATTTGATAGCATTAGAACTACGAATATCGGTACCTCCACCATCGGTGCGAGATACGCTTTCACGGACTGCAACAGCAGCACTACATACAGCAGTGTTACCAGCAGCAACTGAATTTGCCATAATTATTTATTATTATTGTTAACAAGCTCCATATTTCAGAGCTGTTAGTCCATCAGATAATACAGTTCTACCATACTCTTTAGGACTTGGCATATTTTTATTGATGGATAGTACTCCACCTATGCCAGTAGTATTAGTTTGCTTCTTGCAAACACCAGGAGCAACTGACATAATTAAGCTGTGTTTAGAAGTTCAATCGCAGCAGCAGGGTTAAGTGTTGAAGCTCCCATTGCTAAACGACCAACGATTACATCACCTTGGTAAAGGACTGATACATCACCTGAAGTTACTTGAACTTGAGGACCAATTGCTTCTACAACACCTGCAGCTTCCTTATAATAAATAAGACCACAGCTATTAGAGAAGTCACCATTGTATGTATTGTTCTCACCAGACTCAGAATTAACTGTACCAGCTAAGAATGGTAGGTTATTAGAACGCTTGATTTGAATACCAGCTATTTCATATAGACCTTCACCAGAGTTTAGATTACCTTGTCCATTACCATAATCTCTGTTCAAGATATTTGTAGATACCTGAGAGACTAGTGCATAGTATTGACGTGGATTAAGTACAGCAGTACGTCCAGACTTAGGCATATTCTTTTCATCAAGAATAGAAGCTGCTTCAAAGAATGCGTCTACTAGTGCTTGTGCATCATACTCTTTACCTGATCCTAATTTGATCTGAGATCCACCAGGCTCAGGGCCAGGAGATGCAGTGATAGGATGTGCTTCACGAGCTGCTAAAGCAATCGTTCTGAAGATCTTCTTATCATATGCTTCAGCTAGAGCATGTCCAATCTTCTTACTGATTT